ATAAAGCTATTGCCCGTATCATACCATTGAGCAAATTTTTCTGTATGATAGTTTCCTTTTTCATCGATTAAGGCAATATCACCTTGCCAATAATTCCCTACTCGTGCAATGTGTAGACGACCATAAAAATCATTCCAAGTTGTACGATAATAACCAGTTTCCGCTATAATCCGATGATTGTAGTCGCCGTTTCCTGCTATAACTTCACCAAAATTCTCGCTAGAATTTCTGTATGCATCAAACATACCTACTTTTCCGACTACAACGCTGTTTTCATCGAGTAAATACAATTCCACACGACCCATAGTTCCAGGATCAGCGTTTCGGCATTCAACGACGGCATCAAGCGTGAAATCTTGTAGTGGTCCACCCGTAATACTTCTTTTCACTGCTGGCCCATGCCAGAATTGACCTTGCCCATAATCAGATGGCATAAAACGCGCACCATCAGCTATCATTTTNNCCCGCCACAACTCCGTAATCCGAAACGAAATCTTTTCCCACGTCCGTCCATCCTACAAGAGAATTTGCCTTATCATGCATGACCAATTCATATCGATTTATTGGCGTTTCATCTATCTTAACGGGATATCCTAAACGAAAATGTTGATCTCCATTTTTATTTATAATATCGATGAATGTGGAAGGATTCTCTACCTGTATCTTGAATTTTGGTTCTGAACATACACTTCCTTCATTCAAAATATCCATTTTCATACTATTATTTTGTTCTAGTTTTGCTTTTGCATTTCGAATTGGTCCTAATTTGTAAGGCATTGGACATATAAATTTTAAAGTACCTTTTCCCAGACTCACAAAATCATCAACATTAAAATCTTCATCAATAACAGCTATATATGTTCTATCTGGTTTTACATCAAAAACTAACTCGACAGGTTGTTCTGTAATTAACCAATCTGCTATTTCTTCTTTTAAAGTTTCTAAGTCCGTTCCATCTTGAACAATAATTCCTACAGGTACAGGAAGTGGACGTGGATCGGTTTCTGTACCTAATAATCTTGCACCTGGATATCCAGGTGTTTTTAAAAAATTCCGTTTTAGAGGTGCCCATGTTGGTGGACTCCATCCTTTTTCTATTTGAATGTATTCCTTGCGTTGTTTATTAAAAGTAAAAGTACTCATTTTAACACCTCGTTTCTCTATAAAATAAAAGAAACCCAAACCTAAAAGGCTGAGTCTCTTTTTTCTTCTCTCTCCTGATATTCAGTTGTATAACGGTAAGTACCCCTTGCAACTTCCCTTCCCTCTAAAATTACAGGTACCTCAATTGCTAATCCACCACCTGGGACTGCAAATTCACCATTAACACCTTGATCTTGATACAATCCATTAGCTTGTAATCCTATATTCCCTACATTAACTGTTGGTACTGCTGCTTCGCTCATCGCTTGAGATGCGCGATTTATTATTCCAATTGAATTTTCCATACCAATTGCAAGACCAGCCCCAATATGCTTACCAACTTGATCTCTCATTAATCTTGATGGACTGTGAATGTCAAAGAATCCAGTAAAACCATCTAAAATGCTGCTACCGATGGATTTAACCTTGTCTAACACTTTCCCAGCCATACTACCTAGACCGTCAATTAATCCACTTATTATATCTTTACCTATCTTAAATAAATCGATTTTTCTTAAAGTATCAACAATCTTTGGTATAATATCAGTCACAATTGTAGAACCTAATTGCCCCACCATACTTACGATCCCTTTTATTAAAGCCCAAATTAATTGCACACCAGCTTCAATAATTTTAGGTAAATTTCTAATTAACTCTCCTGCTAAAGTGATAATAAGTTTAAGTGCTGCCCCAACTAACTGTGGTAAGACTTGTACAATCCCTGCAATTAACATAAGTAAAATCTTGATACCTGCTTCAAGTATCTTTGGTAGATTTGCAATTAATGTGGACGCAATTTTAACAATCAAGTCTAACGCTGCATTAATAAGCTGTGGTAAAACTTGCACAATACCATTAATTATTGCCATCAAGATTTTAACACCAGCTTCAATAATCATAGGTAAATTTGCAGCAATGGCTTCAATCAAAGTTGTAATAACTGTAATAATCGCTAAAGCAATCATAGGTAAAGCTTGTGTAATCCCTGTAATTAATGAAACTAATAAATTTATCCCTATTTCAATTAACTGAGGTAAAAATGACATGATTCCATTAATAATGGTTTGAATAATCGTTACAGCAATTGGGATTAGTTGTGGAATCATCAACATAATTCCATTAATTAAAGTCATAATTAATTGAAGTCCTGTCTCTATGAGCGTAGGTAAGACCTGTACAATTCCAGAGATTAAGGTTTGAATGATTTGGATTCCAGTTTGAACAATCATAGGAAGATAAGTAGCGATCATTTGTGAAATTGTATTTATAATCCCCACTATCGCTTCAAGTATGATTGGAGCTGCTACCACTAATCCATTCACAAGACTTGAAATCATTTGTGATCCAACCTCAAAAAATTGAGGTAAAGCTGTTGTCACGAAAGTAGCTATATTGGTGAAAATATTTGTTATGGTTTCAAGAATAATTCCGGAATTTGCATTTAAATATTCTGCAATCGCTGGTAAATAACGAGATACAGAAACAAGAACACCAGGAAGCCCACCAATAATCGCCCCTGCTATAGAAGGACCAATTGTCTTAAAAACCTCTCCTAATTGGCTGAAATCTCCGAAAAAAACAGCTTTCACAGCTTCAAAAAGATGCAGACACGCTTCACGTATTTTACTGACTGCTAATCCTATTATTTCAGCTGCATCTTGGAATCCTTTTGGTAAATGTGCAATCCAATCATTTAAGTAATCCCCATCTGTTGCTGTCCAGAATAGATATTTACCTAATGACACTAATATATCTATAAAACTTTGTATTCCACTTATCACGCCAGTAATACTATTCTTAAATCCTTCGTTTGACTGCCATAAATGCCGCATCCAAATGATTAATCCAGTAATAGCTGCGGTGGCGGCTATAAAACCACCAACTACTAATGCAACTGGACCGGCAATAGCCCCATACTTACACCTACTATTCCAGCAATACTGGATAAGGTGACAAATACCGGGGCTAGAGCCATGCAAGCTCCAATTAATATTCCCAGTGTGACAACAATAGTTGTTAATGCTGCGGCTAATGCTGGATGCGCTGAAATCCAACTTGCAAAAGCTCCAATAATGTTAGCTACTACGCCTAAAAGTGGCTCCAGAGCCATCTTTAAGTCACCCATTGCTTTCTGAAACTTTACAGCTGGATTTGCATCCATTTTCTTTATCATTGCATTTAATTCTTCTTGGCTTACATTAAGATCAACAGCTTTATCTTTCGCGCCTAGTAACGTGTTAATTATGTTTTGCCCTTGATCTTCATAAAGTGTCCCAAAAATTTGAGCACCAATCAGATTTTTCTTTATCGCATCGTCTACACCATCTAAAGCTTGTGCAATTTCCACCATAGCTTGTGAGCTGCCTTTACCACCTTCAGCTACAGCTTTACCCCATTTTTGCATTTAGTCAGCAGAAATCTTTGTTCCTTCAAGTAAATCTTTGAGAGCTTTAGGAACTTCATTACCAAACTCGGCTACTCGAATACGCCCTTCTTTCAATCCATCTAATAAGTTATCAATCATTTATATTCAACGTGATTCGCAATGTCACGCCCGTTCTCTTATGAACTGCTATACGTCACCGTATAGATTAGACTATATCTTCAACTACTTGAGTTGCTCCCCGTTTCGAGTGTCATTTGCTTACACCCTACGTCTTTCGACTAGTCGTTGCACGTTCCTTAATTAAAAGGCTTCGCTCAGTATTGTCTCTTTTGAGAGTTTCACTGAATTAAAGGAGTTGTTCATTGTATGTCTCCATACAAGGGAACTATGATCTAATTCCAAGTNNCCGGTTTCAACCCCAGCCGCCATTATGGCTTGTACCTCTTCAGCTGTATAGCCTGCCCGCGTTAGTTGTCCACCGTATTCGGCAATAATGTCTAATTGTTCAGGTGGAAAGCCCAATTTTAATAAGGCATTAATTAAAGCTAAAGCACTTTCGTTAGTTACTCCTAGCTCATTTCCGATTTCATTCGATTCTTGAATTAATTCTGTAAAATCAATACCAGCATAAGCCGTTGAAATAGCCGCTGCACCTTTTACAATCGAAGTGTTAGCTGTATCGCTTACGGTTTTATTTAAAGCCCATTGTCTACGTGTCCCCTCAAGTGCTTCTTCCACATCTACACCATATGCTTCGATTCCTCGAACCGCTTGTTCAACTGATTTCTTAGATGATGCTGGGACTTCAAAAGTCACATCGATTTTTGTTTTTAATTTCGACGTATCAAGCGCTTTTTCAATTACTCCTGATATACCGCCAGCTGCCATCGCTCCACCTAACATATTTTCTAAACCGATATCTAATTCTTTAAAGCTTTTACCAGCTCTTTCAGCTTCGCGTGAAAGCTCTCTTAATTCGTTTCTTACATTTTCAATAGAGTTACCATCATCCACAGAACGAAGCGCACGTTGTAACTTTTCAATATCTGCTTCTGCTCCTAACGCTTCGCGACCAATAAGACCAATTGCTTGGTCTAACTGTCTACTTGTAGCCGTGCCACTTTTAATTACATTCACAAGACGATTTCCT